CCAGTTCATCCACCAGGATATCAGCTATCTGATTATTAACGATGTTGTACCCGATCTGAAAAGGTTTCATCAGGTCAACCAGAGAAATAGAACGGGTGTTTCTATCCCCGAACACGGCACCTTCTACAGGAAGTTTACATCCGTACATGGTGCTGTCCCCTTTAAACTGGAAGGGAACACGTCCGGGCTTTCCCCCGTTCATACCCAGGTAGATGGGATTAAACCCTCCTGGATTATTTTGACCCCAGAAACTTGGTCGGTTAGGTCCAATCTTTACACCACCCCATACCTCATTGATCCAGATCCAGTCAATATGTTCACCAAAGACCAGGTTGTCTTTGCTTTTCTGCTTGTATACAGACGTATCGTATTCCGGTTTGTCAGTGATTTTATACTGCTCGTCTACGATATCCTGGGTAGACACCCCAGTTTCGTCTATCCTAGTAAGATGACCCACTTTACGCTGGCTCTTCCAGTATGTTGTACATACACGGAGTAGGTGAGCGTTACCAAAATCCTGCATATCCTCTGAATCCGAAAGGATCCACTGGACAATATCCCCGTTGTTATGAGCATTGTCATACAAGCTCATGAATTGCCTGTAGGCAAGGGAAGGCATTTGGGTGTTCCACTCGTGCGAGCGGGTAGGGTCATAATATGTACCGTCATTCTGGTAACCACCAATCGTGTATCCTGCTGCACGTACAGGGAATATGGCTTCCAGGTGTTTGGTCTCATCCGCGTTCATCATCCAGCCATACTTGTCGATGACATCAGATACGGTCATGAGATCTATCTTTCCTACCCAGTTACCCTGGGAGATATAGCGTACATCCGGACTCTTGTGGTAAAACGTCAGCAAAGGATTCCAGAGCTCCACTTCATAGTCGTCCTCGTTCATCTTGAAATGCCAGAACTCACGGTCTGTGGTGAGCATGTCCCTGAAGCCTCTTTCTTCCAGCTCCTGGAAACGGAACCGTTCCTCATCCACTTTATGCTGATGAGTAGCCCACTCTTCCAGCAGGCTGCGGTAGTCTTTCTTAAAAAAATCTTCTATCTCAGGTAGTGACTTTAGCTGTTCCGGGGCCGTCATCTGGGCAAACTCCTCACTTTCCATGTCCATACCCATCTCAATAGCCTTCTGCATCATCTTCATGTTGGCCTTCTGCATCAACACATCTTCTACCATAGCCCTCTTCTCTTCCAACATCTCGTTATAGGACAGGTCATCCACAGCCCGGTACATGATCTTACTGACACGTTTGGAGAACTCTGAGCACAGTACGTTTACGACATTGGGAATAATGGGGTAGAACTTCAGTTCCAGGGCTGACACGTCCTCTTTGGTCAGTTGCTCCACGAGGTCACTCACCTCATTGTCCTGGTCATCTATGATGTAGTCACTCTTGTCAATGATACCTTTAGCCAGCTTGTAGTTCTTCATCAGCCTGCGACCGTTACGTCTAAGCTGTTTCATACCTTGCCACTCATACCAGTCCAGGTTCCACCCCACCCAGTCCTGGTCTTTATCTTTTTCAGATATAAACTGAATAGGTTGGGTAAGGGTACCCATCTTGTTATATTCGGCTTTTTTACCTGATTTCAGGTCCAGTGCGTTGTAAACTTGCATGTTTTGGTGTCGGGTTAACGGATATTACGGAAAGGGCTACGGGTCTTGGAGACGTTACTGGCAGAGCTTGAGGTGTTACCCATGTGCCGGAAGGGGCTCACTCTTAATTTACTGATTTTTTTCGAGTTCTCCAATTTATCGTTGACAACGTCTACACGCTTTGCCATACCCCGGTTACTTTTCTGAACCTGTACAAGGGCAACCAGTGCACAGTAGCTGACAAGACGGTCAACGTTGAGACCGTCCTGGTAGGCCTGCATTTCTTTCAGGATCATAATGTCCGGGATACGCTCTATGCCATAGGTTGTTTTCAGGATCTTACCGTCTTTGTCGGTCTCTATGTCCATCTCTTCCTTGGTGAACTCAATACCATAACTCAAGAGGTGGTGCTTAAACAAGGTGCCGGTATTCTTCCACCCGTACTCCTGGTACACTGCTTTGTTGGCTCCCAGGTCTTTTAGGAACAAGAGCATGTCTTTGGGTACCAGGTACTTTTGCTTGCGCTTACTGATCATGTACTGGATGAACAGGGACACGTTGTTCTCTACAACGGTCCAGGCGTTATACCACTCTATGATCATCTCCAGGCGTTCATGCGTTTTGTTGATGTCGTCAAAACGTCCGCACCAGGTAGCTACGATCTTGTCCCCCTCGATGTACGTGGTGACGTTACCGTTACCTTCATCCCGGGTTACTTCTATGGCGTTCTTGTAGACAATAATGGAGCAAAGGGAATCTGATGTCGTAGTTTTACCTTCTCCTACAGGATCAATGGACGCGTAGTAGGTTCCCCAGGGTGCGTTCTTCATAGGTCGCTCCCATACGCAGATCACCCCGGTCTTGTCTTCTGTCTTCTTGGATATGGGAAACTCCAGGATAGGCATCTTCCTGGAAATCTTATCCTGTATCCGGCTGGTCTCGTCCCTCCAGAGCTCCAGGTATTCTACAGGGTAGTTCTTTTCCTCAATACGCTTGATCTGGTGAGAAACCAGGTGAGGCGGAAACACGGACACCTTCCGTGAAGCAAACGCTTCAGCTATGTTGGTGGGTTTCTGAGAAATACGGAGCTGGTACTGGGAAGGATTAAGGTCACGCTCCCACTCTTTGCGTTCTATCTTGATGGCCTGCAGGGCCTGCTCAACCATGGAGTTACCATACTCATCTATAAAGGGAGGCATACTCCACTGTTCCGGGATAAAAAGTCCGGTTTCACCAATGGTACCGTTCTCATCCAACAGATTACTCTTAACACCAAACATCCCATAGAGATGTGGGTTAAGGATCATATCCTTTAGGGGTTGACACTGGTCCAGGTCACCCACAGATCCGGCAGCAATGAACATACCTGTAGTTATCATACCCGACTGCATGGCAGGACGCATGAACTCGTAGGTCTCCATCATCTTAGGGGCAATACCAGCCTCTTCATGAAAGAAGTAGGTGACAGGTCCACCGACACCGTTGGTCGGGTCTTTCTCAAAAGATGTTCCGGTGATGATGGATTTATTACCCTTGTAGGTATCACGACCACCAATCCTCACCTTGATACGCTGCTGCCAGGAAAACACTTTGTCCGGTTCTGACGGGCGGTACCAGGCGGTGTGTTCATTTAAGAAGTTGCGGTATTCGTTAAGCATCCGCCAGGAACCTTTTTCTGAGATGTAGTCTTTAAGTGACGCTCCTATCTTACAGATGCTACCCTCTTCAAACCAATACTGGTTGATGAGTTTTGCCATATGGAAATAGGAAGAAGCTATCTGACGTTTCTTGAGTATGGGTGAATGTTTGTAATACAACTCAGCCAAACACTCATACAGAGCCATGTGATACTGGGCGTCCCTCACTTTGGCAAAGTCAAACCGCTTTTCTTCCTTGTCGTAGATGGGTAAAAAGTTCAGCCACATGTAGTAGTCCCGTGGGATATACCAGGCATTACCGTTGTTTTTGACGATAACGCCTGATTTACAACGCATCTTCTCCTGGTCCCAGTAAGCCATAAAGTCTTTGGAACGAAAAGGAGCCTGGCAATAATAACCCTGTGCCTGGAACGCACGGGCCTGCTCATTAAAGACCTTACTGGAGTCATCAAAGTGATACTCCCCGGGTTCTTTGAAACAGTCCTTTACAAAATCTGTAAAGTCTTCCCGGGTGTTAAACAACGTAGTGGTCCATTGCCCCTGATCCCAGGTGGGTACTTCCTTGTAGATATTAATTACCACTGGTTATTTTATAAACCTCTTGAACATCACCACCTGTTCTACGAAGTAGGTGTAATAGTGTATTAACATCTTTGCTACGCAAGACACCAGGAAGATCATGATCAGACCAATACTGATCATACAGGTCACGAGGAATAGCAGACCATAAACCAGTATAAGCATTGTAATGAAAGACAAAGTTGTAAACACTAGTGTCAATGTCTTCCTGTTGAGGAGTGTACTGACCAAAGCCTTCATGGTCGGTGTAAACTTCATTTTGCATGATTATAAGTTTTGTATTGTTTTTCTAGAGAGGTATTTTATAACCTCCCATATCAGTATAGTCAGTAGGATCTTCATCACTATCTATGTATTAGCATCAATCCAGAAAAAATAGAGTGCAGTGGGATCTAGGATCCCTGGGGCTACTGCACATTTTATCCCCTTTATGTCCCGTTATATCCCCGGTGGACTACCGTGCTGTACCTACGATTACAGCGGGACTAGTGTGCTGCCGAACAGTAGGCTCGCCCTCCCGATCTACGGTCCGCACGTCTGCGGAATGTTTTTAGTGTTTAAGAGTGAGCACTTTTACCACGTTCATCTGGGCGTTGAGGATCTCTCCTATAGCATGACGCTGCAAATCCCTATACAATTGATTAGGAGGAGTGTCTGAAAATCTCCTGTCCAAGAGATCTGCCTGAACAAGGTCAGCCAGCTCTGCACAGAGCTCTTTAGCTCTGTTCACCTTGGGATCACCAGACGGGTTGAACGTAAGTCCTACCAATTGCTCACCAAAAGACAAATCACTACTGGTCTTTACAGGATTGAGAGAATGGATCACTTGACGGAACAAATAGTCTTTAGCTTTTTGTTCTGTAGGTAACTCTTCATACGGTACATAGCACGGATGCTCTTTAGTATCCGGGTTTTTAACCGGTCCATATTTCCAGCCTTCTTCTTCTTTTTGCTTTAACCAGCTGTTGTGAGAAGCATCTGGGCCTGCGTTAGAGTTTTCTAGGTGAAACTTTACTCCATTAACTGCGGAGCTTTTCTGCCATTCAGGAGCATCTTCCCATGTGGGCTGACTGTTATCTCCTATGGCCTGACAGTATGCACGGTTGATTTCATGAGCTACTTTAGCTACTTGTTCTAGATTCATGTTGTTGGTTTTATAGGGACAGTGGCGGCAGTTGTTATTACAGCAGTATCCCCGGATTAAATGGTAAGCTTCAGTGAACACCCACCTACCCTCTTCCAGGTAATAGTGGATGTTCTCTGTGAGCTCTGATTTTTTCATTATTTAGAATAGCAGTCAAAAGGACCGTCTACAATGAGGCAGTTATTTTCCAATGAGTCCCAGATAGATTGTGTAGATCCGGTCTTCATAGCTTCATCATATACAGACTTACTAACCACTTTGTCGTTGTTCCATTTAACAC